TCAATCGCTGCTTGTATTGGATCTACTGCTGAGGCGTTAGGGTTATTACCGTCTTTATAGCCGTGAGCCTGAATGAATTCAGAGTACCTGATTCCAGACGTTAAGCTACGAGCCTTGCTGTAAAGGGAATTCTTCATCTTGGTTTGAGCGGCAATCTTAGCGTCAATCCACTTAATTAGCTCTTGGCCTTGCAAGTCTTGCGGGAATCCAGTTTCCATTGCTAGCTTTAGCTCACCTTCACTTAACGCTCCGAATGTAGCTGTACTAATAACAGCGATACCTAAACGGTTGGAAATAGCTCTGAATTCAGAAGTTGCCGCATCAAATGATGGTATCCACTTCTGCATAATACCAGTGCTAGCACCGCCATCCACAACCATTTTCTTGGCGTTCTGAAGCTCCCTGATAACTGCCTGCATGGATTCCATCTGACCAAATGCCTGCTGACCAACTTCTTGGGCTTTCTGAATATCCTGAAGTTTAACCGATGCATCTGACTCCATATCAACACCTTGCTGTGGTGTTTGCTGAATAGCACCATCAACATTTATTCTAGTTGATTCGCCTGTGTTTGGGTCTGACTTAACTACATATTGTTGACCTGTAGAAGGATCTGTTTGCAGTCCTCCGTTATATTTAGGCATAAATCCAACGCCCATTTTAGCTTTCAAGAAGTCAGTGGTAATAGATTTAGCTAGGTCTGGGTTAGTTCTAGCTACTGCCAAAACCTCTTCAGATATACCCGCAGCCCTTAAAGCTGTGAAGGTAGCGTTAGCCTGTGAAGCTGCTAGATCGGTCTTAGCCTTTAACTTCTTTTCATTACCTAACGCAGTTAAGCGGTTCTGATACCCTTGCTGGATGTTGCCAGCGTTAGGATTTCCGCTCATGCCTGCAAAACCTGACGCTAATTTAAGGCGATTCTCTTCATCGCCCAAGAACGAACCAATGCTATCTAAAATACCCATTATGTCATCCCTGCGCCAAGTGATAAGTAGTCAAATAATCCCGGGGTATACCCCTTAGTCTGAGAGCCTACTGCTGGTGCGCCACCTACTGCCTGTAGCAAATACTGCAAGCTATTAGCTGGTGCGCCTGTATAGCCAGCATATTGGCCCTTAGCGTCATTAATTAGCTGCTGATTAAGCGCCTGCTGCGCCAAGCCCTGTTGATCCATACGATTCTGAACTTGCTGGCCCATACCAAAGCCTAAGTTAGACAGGTTGCCAAGCTGTGAGCCTGCCTGTAGACGCTGCTGAGAGCCTTGGAACCCTGCCTGCTGATTAGCCATGCTAGCTTGTCGAGCCATGTCCTGTGCGTTCTGGTAGCCTCCCATTCGTAGTCCTGAAGCTGTACGTGCTGCTTGATCTGCAAAGCCACGATTAGTCTCTGCTGCTGCAATTCCATGGCGTGAACCACCAAAGGCATTAGCCGCCCCTGCTTGTGCGTCACCTGCGTTCTGAGCCATTAGGCGGCTACGCTCTAAATCACCTAGAGACTGCTGCACTACTTGAGACTCATACGGGTTAGTGTACTGCTGCAAGTTAGCTTGGCTGGGTGCGCCAATAGCCATAGGCCGATAACCCATCTCAGAAGATGCGCCCATACCTGCCTGTTGAATACCTTGCGCTGCTGCTTGGTTGACGTTAAAGCCTTGAGGTTGTTGCATAGGTTGCCGTATCTGTTGCGGCCCACCTCTTGGGGTTACACCGCCAGCATAACCCTGTGGGGGTGCATTTCTTAGGTTGTTATCTTTCATAACTTGGAAGTTTTCAGGATTCGCTGCGTTATAGTCCTCTAGTGAATCAGGGCCAAAGTCAAGGCGTGGAGCTTCACCATTGCTTTTACGCATCTGGTTATGTATATCTCTAAGGTGAGGTGGCACCCAATCGCCCATATCATCCCTGACATTACCGAGAGTAGGCATACCAGTACCATCATAAGTAATGTTATTAGGCTGAGGCATAGGCCCATGCTCAGTCACCCTGATACCTTCATTAAAGCCTTGCTGATTAGTACCTTGTGGTACTTGCCCGTTAATTCCGTTGCCTGAACCTGCCATAATTTTATTCCTTATAATCCGAAGCTGTAGCCAGTTTTGGCTTTGCCCTTAGTAGATTTCTTTCCGCTTTGCCCTGAGTAGCCGTTGTTCTTTGGAGGCGACCAGTTATCTGGCTCACGATCTTTGCTACCGCTATTACTTACTATTTTCTTAGCCTTAACTTTCTTTTTCTTAATAACTACTGGCGGTAATGGGGTAGTTTTAGCGACTTGTCTTAAATCTTCTTCCAATCCCATTGGAAAGTTAATATCTGGCTTAACAAAACTTGCTGCTTGTGAAATAGGCAGGTCTGCTGGCAGTTTATTTAAAAGACCTATTGGCCCTCTGTAGCCTGCATTTGTTGCTGCCAAAGGCTCCACCTGAGTAGTAGGAGTATTGGCAGATCTAAAAGGCGAATTGTTTGAACCGCCAAACGATAAGTTATCTAAAAGGCTTTGACGTTCTTCACGTTTTTTTGCTTCATACCTATCAGAAGCCTGATTCATTTGATTTACAGCCTCAGCCTGCGTCATAGAGGGGCCGCTAGTTTGCGACAGTAAGCCATTACTGGGGCTTGGAGTAAAACCATCTGCCAAGCCTTGACCATAATCAATAGCTCTTTCAATCGCACCCATGGGTGTAATGTTTTTAATAAAGTTACCAACATTCTCACCAAAACCTATATCTCTACGCCCGCCTTCACCAAAACTCATATCTCGATAATCAACAATGCCATCACCGCTAATGTCCTCTGTGGGGGTGCTATAGCCGTATGGATTGTACTGGCTGTTAACGCCAAAATACTCACCATCATTGTTACCACTTCTATTACCACCACCGCCATTAGGTGAAATACCACCGCCACCACCACCGCTATTACTAAACATCTGCTGCACTTGTGCTGGGCTAGCTTGGTAATTGTTTTTTGCTGGTGCGCCTGTTATGGGATCTATAAACATATCAGCCATAGCTTGGAACTGAGCGGGGCGATTAGCTTGCAATTGGTCAACAGACTCTTGATATAAAGGGGCGCTAGAATAGCCCTGCAAGCCGTTTGCAAATGTCTGAGCCTGTGGCATTCCTGCCATTGCATCAAAGCCTTGAGGTGCTAAACCAAAGGCACTAGCCGCATTGCCAGTAGATTGCATACTTTGCTGTTGCATAGGCGAGAACGCTGCAACGTCTGGCCCATAATAGGGCGTGTACCCAATCTGGGAGACATCGTTTGCCCTGTTTATATTCTGAATAGCAGCATTTTCCAACCAAGCTGGTATTTGTGTGCTGCTCGTAGTTGAACCACCTTTAGACATATTAAAACCTCTTTTCAAGTAGCACTAGCTGGGATTTCCAGCCAATGTCTGCCAATGCTTTTGACCAGCCTTTACGACCACTCATTGTTAAACTTTCACATTCTTGCGCTTTTGCCCACGCAATCACATCACCCTGCATACCTTTAATTTCATCTAAATTTCCACCGCCCAAAAATACGTGCAAAACCTTCTTTCTAGGGTACTGCGTAATTTCAGTAACCAAGCATGAATTTTCAGCAGGCCATAGTTGCATCTTGCCCTCAACGATAGCCGTCACAATGTCGTCATAAATGTGTGTTCCACCACCATATTCTAGTGCCGATTCAATCCAGCCTTTGCAGCGTTGTAACTCAGTCACCCAACAATCCAAGCACTAGCATTTCTAAATACGGGTATAACCACCGCACCGCCACCCGATACCGCAGAGCCAAAACTGGGTGAGGCTGCGTCTGTCACATAGGCCCGTTGACCAATGACACCAGTAGGCAATGCCGACACTGTATAACCTCTAGCAATCTGAACAGGTATATAAGCACCATTAACTGAAACGACAGGGTATTCACCAGTTTGATTCCAGAGCAATACACCATCTTCTGCGGCTGATTCGCTTGCGCCACGATGACGTAAAGCACTGCGAGTTGTCGCCAGCCAAACCGATGTTCTTTGCGCCCACTGTAACCAATTAAGGTTAATTAACCTTGGAGGGCTGTCAAGTATGCTCATCGCCTGCCACCCTGTATGACTTCCAATCTATTAATACCAACACGCCAATCATCAGCATTAACGCCTTCAATGCGTATCCTGACTTGTCGGCCAGTAAAACGTAGGCTAGTGGGGTTAGCCATATTGAAAGGGCCAAATGATCTTTCCACATCGTTGGGATAGAATCGAGTTTTGAACGTAGCGTCAACATCACCTTGGGTTTTCTCATCGGGTATCATTTGAGTAACGGACATAACATTATCGCCATTGCCCATAATTATCGGGCCTGATTCTGCAAATGGCTCGCCACCATCATAGTTAAATCCAATTTCATGCTCATACAGCTTCTTATTAGTAGCAGAAGCAATAATAGGCTGACGATAAACGCCTGCGTCTACACCAGAAGTTCTAGCTAAAACGCCAATGGCCCAAGTGTTATCGTTGTAATTAAACACGACATAGCGATTATTCTCATTAGAGTTTGCAGATGGGTAGAACCACCAAATCTCACCGAAGTTGGCATTTGATACGGCTGCCACTTTACTGATCTGGCTATGGTTAATATCAGAAAATACATAATCTGCAACTTCACAATTAACTTCGCTAACCGCACCACCACTGTAAGTGTAGAATGAACGGCTCCCCATCCAAACAGCACCCTTGTCCACCACTGCCACGGCTTGTGTCGATATAATGCCGCATGACGTACCAATTCGCTCAATGCCAAAAACGTAAGGTGGGCCGCTGTAGGTAGCCACATGAGCGTCTGTATCGGTCAGTATTAATGCTTGGTTCTGTACTCGCACACCACATTGAATACGACCTGTCGTTTGTAGTTCTAGGCTGCCAGCCTCATTAGTCGCTGCGGGTGTCCATACTGTGTTGTTCTCACGATCTGACCATTGCACTAAGCGAGGGTTGCCGCCAGCACCAAGGCACATTAAGAACCTTTCTTCTGTCACTAAAATAGAACGATTGTTAACAGGGGAATTAGCTACTACAGCCGCCTTTGTTGAAGGGTTTAGCTGCCACTGATAAACCTTTCCATCTGTGCTTGAACAGGCCACTAAAAATTGACCAAATGAATCCATTGACCATGTTGTAGCTGGCGTAATAGTTACGGCTTCTTGTCTTGCTGTTCCGTAATATTCTCGACCATAAAAGGCTGTACCAAATCCAACAGGATTAAGGGCGTTTTCATTACCAGCCGTTAGCCCCACTGGTGTTATGTCATATTGAACGCCTGCGCCACTGTAGGCGTATAATTTATTATAGCTACCTGCCGCAATCCAGCGGTCTGAGTTGTTAGCAATCCAAGATTTCATCCCACGCACTTGCCCTGCACTAGCGGTATCGCTGCGAGTACGCCAGCCACCAATAGGGCGTAGTGTGTTATCGAACCAGCGAACAAGGTTTGAGTCACGCCACCTACCCTGACTTTGTAGGTCAGTGCCGTTGCGATACACGCCTGCTGGTAAATCTAATGGTATCAAAGACATACTTACCCTTGTATTTATAGAGCGGCTAATTTAAGGACGCCCATCAGCCCAATCTCAGTAGCGAAATAAACCGCGCAACCGCCCATCGCTAGCCATTTAATTTGTTTAAGCGTTAACGTGATTAGGTCTAAAGTTCTCTTAAAGTCTTGCGAGGTTTCTTTAAGTAACGCAATTTCATTTTCATGACCATCTACTCGCCACTCTAGCTTTGTGACACTTTCCTTAAATTGCTCCATTACGCTTCCAGTGCTTCAATACGAGTAATAAGTTCTTGTATCGTAGCTGTTAATAGTGGAACCAATTTGCTTTGGTCAATGCCTTGTAAGTCAGGCACAGAGCGTGTACCCATGACTGCTGCTGTAGTCTCGTTATCTTCATCGTCTACGACTGCTGGGGTGACTTCATACTCTTCGTCCTCCATTGCATCCTTAGCCCCAGTAACGGCAATAGGCACCACCTCAGCTAATTCATGTGCTAGGAAGCCGTCTGCACGACTACCGTCTGCTATCCACTCAAAGTTCACTGGCTTTAGCTGCATGAATGTAGCTGTAGCACCTGTCATTGGCTGAACGTCAGTCTTCAATCGGTAGTCTGATGATGTGTTGTAGGATGTGGATGTACCGCTAGTTGTGATAGAGCCAACAGATGTTGTATTGCTATAAAAAGTTTGTAGGGTTCCAGCACCACCAGTTCCCGATTGAGTTATCATATAGGCACAAGTTCCAGTGCTTTTT